AGAAACGGCAGACCTGCCTACCAGTACGCTGCTGACCTGAGCTTCAGGCTCGACACTCCGTTCGAGGAGATCCAAGAGCAGGTATACAAGCTCAAGTACTAAAAGAGAGGGCCGAAGCCCCCTCTTAAATAGCGAAGTTCCACAGCAATCACCCTGTGTTACTACGCAAAGATAATCAATCGTTCTGAAGTTTGATAGCCGAATAGAAATTTGGGTCAATTTCTTTTATCGGCAGTAAGAACTCTCTGTTGCAGTGCCGATTGATCTCTTTCTTCTTAGACTTAGAGTTGCTCTCGCACGTATGCTGCGCTTGGTACGCAGCGTTAGCGTGAAGCAGGGCATCAATCTGTCGGCGCTTCTTGAGGCATGTATAGTACGTCTTCTCTGTCATCAGTAGTGGTTTAGGTCTTTGAAATACATCTTTCTGCTGTCTTCGTACTCGGCAAACCCATCCTTCTCTTCTACATCCCCCTTCTTAACGATGCGTGCTTTATCCCAGTACTCGTCCTTATCCATCCATCCAATAATCCATCCCTCAAACTCACCACCACTCCCTTTAATCTCCCTAATTGAGACGAAGACGTAGGTGTCGCACTGCTGGTGATTCCCAAACTCGTTGATGTGTACGCTGTACTTATCTAATGGCGGGACAGTTCTTTCCTTGGTCTTTACGTCGATGGTGTAGCTAGCGGCTGTACCCTTCCACCTTATGAAGTCATAGTCCTTGCAGTTGTCTCTTGTAAGCCCACTGATGAACTTATAGACCATCTCCTCGCCCAAATAACCCATGAACCGACTCCGAGTATCCCTCTTTATAGTCATATGGTTGTCTCCATGTGTGCCTGCCATGTCTTTCGCACGGCGCACCATGTCGACGGTGATTTCAACCTTGTGATATTTCATTGTATTCTTTGACGATGGACTTGATGATGTCAAGCTCTTCGAACATGCTCTTGCGTATGCGCATGAGCGATTCCATTATCTCGTCATAGTTATGAATCGGTTCTCCAGTTTCGCTGTGCAGAGACTCATAAAGCTCATCGATGAGCGTATGCACCTTCAAACACGCGAGGCTGTAGTACTCGCTAAGTTCAAATCTCTCCATTCTGTATCGATTTCAGGATTTCTTGAATGGCGTGATCGACCTGCCCGCTATTCTTGGCGAGAAAGATAATGGTTTTTGAATTGCTTTCCGTCAGGTGTTTCATAAAAAGTTTCCACCTCATAGGAAAGTCATGGTGAGACGGTAGATAACCCTTGGTCTCAATGATCCAATCGTGATCCTTCCCTACGAAGTCAGGCTTGTATGTGATAGGGAGTACGACGGACCCTGTGCGGTCCGTCATATCCTTACCCTTAGCAGTCATCTTGAAGTACTTGTTTGGGAATCGGAACTTGTCCATCAGGACGTACTGCCGTTCCTCATAGTCAAAAGCTAGCCCGTATTCTTTCAACTGATCAGCACAATACTTCTCTAACGAGCTTGCGTACCTTCCGAGTTGTTTTTTTTTGGATGTTCGTCTCTTAGGAGTCCTCGTTCTCTTCTTCATAAATCGAAGGTACCAAGGAAAATTTTGAATATCAACCGTCTGTGGATAAGAATCGGTGGTTGATAGGCATCTGAGTCGACTCCTGAAAACTAATCGGCTGGAACATAGCGCGTTGTCCTATCCTCGTATTGAACCCTGTATGTGAAAGATTCATGACGATGCAGTACGGGTCTTCGAGTGGCGTAGGGGCACCGCCCGTCTCCACCTCTCGGACCTTGCGAACGTGTATCTCACTCATTTTCCGTATCTCAGGGTCCATGGCTTGAACCTTTCGGTGAATTGTAAGGAAGCAATCGGCTCTGTTTACGAACTTTCCGCCACCCTCTGTGTCTTCAGCGTATGGGGCCACAGGCAAACCGTCTGCTCCCTTGCGGCGCTGAGCCTCCGTTCCAGAGTGGCAGTTCAACCATACAGCAACGTTGTTGGCCTTGCTAAAGGTCAGCAGCTCCGACGCAGCTTCGTAGTGGTACTCGTGAGACGAGATGCCTTTGCCCCCCATGTCGAGCTTTAAGCTGTTGTATGGGTCGATAAAGACACCGTCTATGGGCTGTTGCTTCATGATCTTTTCCGTGAACAAGATGAGGTCGCTGTAGCTGTACACTTGGCTGTTGTTGATGACAACGAAGTGGCTCTGCACCCACTTGTACGCCAGCTTTCTTTCTTGGTAGTTCATATCCCCGACCTTCTTGTCCATAGCAAACTGCATAAGCAACATCTTGACCGAGGCGGTCCTGTTCTCTGAGGAGTACACCACCCACTTCCAGTCGTGCCTGACAGCAGAGTTCGCAATGAGGTACAGCATCGTCGTGGTCTTACCCACGTTCGAGTGACCGTTTACAATGACAAACTCCTTCTTGTAGCGGAAGTACTGGTCGAGCTTGCTCTCGCCTGTATCCAACCCAAGCTCAATCAACCCCTGTGAGTAGTCATCAATCCACCGAAAGTCTTCGTCGTCAGAAGAGATGAAGGACATATCTCCGTCGTTGAGCAGAAGCTCTCGCTTAGCTGTCTTCTCTTCATCAATCAAATCCTTGATGGGTAGGCGCTTCCCCATCTCAATCCCGTCGAGGATGGTGTTGAGAGCATGCTGCTCGGACTCTATGTCACGCTTGCATATCTCCCTGTGCAAGATTCGAACCACCTCCTCCTGTTCCATCTTACCTGCAGCGATATAACCACCGCATAGACGCGAGGCGTTGACAAGGACTCGGTGCTTCTCTCCATCCTCTGCGTTCCGTATCATACGCGCAGCGAGGTTGAGCCTCATGTAATCCGTGTAGTCGTAAGCCTCGTTGGAAGGAATCTGAGCTTCTGCAAACTCTGTCGTGAAGTGGGCGAACTTCTTGCTCTCGTCCTTGATGATGATGTCTGGGTCGTAAGACTCGAAGCATGCACGAGACTCGTTGATACCTGACTCATCGATTTGAAGGCCGTGAGTGCGCTCAAAATACTTGACCATAGCCCTGAAGTGATCGCGGTGGCGCGTCGGATCAGAGACCTTGACAAGGGCCTTTACCCCGTTACCGCTGGGTGAGGTCCAGCATGAGTATATATAATCGTCGGTGGCAAGGGCACGCTTCGTTGCATCTACATCGACATGGTCGAAGTCCAATACGATGTATCCCGAGTGGGTGTGCAGCTTGTCGTCGTGCCGAGACGAAAACTCCCCGCTGAAACAAACAACGGGGAGCTCCTTCTTCTTGTCCTTGTTACCAGCTCGTATCTCGCTAATCTTGGTACTCGACCTTCCAGTCTGGATCCGATGTAGTGCTGACTCCAGTGTCAGGTGGTGTGGATCGTCCTTGTGCAAGACGTCTTTGAATATCGTGACTTTCATTTTCTTTCGCTATCATGAGGAGGATAAGGTACCCTGCGAGGTCCTGCAACGTATCCTCCGTTGCGTCTACAAGACCTGCGTTCTTGATTCTCTTCAGCTTATCGTCGATACGCATCTTGATACCAGCGACAGCTTTGGCCTCTGAGAATATGTTCAGCGGGTTGAGCGCTGAGTCGCCATACTTCTCGTTCTTTTCAATCAGCAGCTGCTCTAGGTTACGGCAGTGCTTCTTTATACTGTTCTTTGTGCTCATCAATAGAGAGTGTTGAGTGTCCCACAATCTTCTTGTCTATAATCTCCCTGATAATCATGCTCTTCTCCGACTTAGCATTCTTCCCGTACAGCTCATTGCCGAGGCGGAATACTGCGTGCAGGTCGTGCTTCATAATCTCGTAGGGGGATTCAAATACCGACACTATCCACACGACACGCTCGTGTACATCCTTCCGTTTCTTGAAGGAGACACGAGCGGTCATGTAATAGATAGGAGCCCCCTTAGAATGGGAGGTCGCCACCGTCCTGCTGTCCTGCAGCCTTCTGCGCACGCTTCTCCTTGGCAGCAGCGCTGTTAGGATCGAACACGCGGCAACAAGCCTTGCCGTTCTTGGACATGAACAGGGTGACGTACAGGTTTCCGCCCTGACCCTGCTCGTTGCGCTGGGTGGCGTACTTCTGCACCATCTCTGTGAGTTCGTTGTCCTTGAAACGGACGTTCCAAGACATCAACTGCCCGTCATCGGAGTAACGTGGCTCTTCGGCGTACCCTACGAGTACTGAATCATATTGCTTTTCGCTCATGAGTAAAAAAGATTAAATAAAAATTGGTCTACAATGTATATGCCCATAAGGATGAGCACAAATCTAAGGACTTTACACAACAAACTCTGCATAATGCTCCTCTGTTTTTTGGTTTCCTCCAATCCAAGCTTGGATATTCTCTACTGCTTGGTGGAATTTCATCTCACCTCGGAACAATGTCTCGTCCGAGCACTTGACGTCGGCAGGATAGAACGGGTAGGCTTTCTCTTGCACCACCCAGTAGAAATCATTGATGCCAAACACCTTGGTGTAGATGTACGCTTGGATGTCATAGCTCCAGCTGTTGACATCGTACCTGAACTTGTCGATGGCGCGTGAAGACTTGGAGTCTACGATAAAGTCACCCTCCCGTAGGCAGTCGAGGAATCCCTTGAGTGGAATGCCGTCGAGGTCTACGTTGAACTCCACCTGAAAGCTTCCACCTGCAAAGCGCTTGTCATACAATCCGCAGTCCTTCAACCGCTGGATCATCTCATGCGCCCGCTGCCACTCCTCTTGCGATACCAGCTCTTTCGCCTGTGCTTTTTCCTTCTGCTCTTCCTTCCACTCTTTATACTTCTTCGTTGACCGAGGGCTACGCCCACCGATGCTGTCGACAATATGAGAGTCGTTAAGAGGATGGTAAAGGTCATTGGCTTTTTCTGGTTCGAAGAGAAGCATGTCGTACAGAGAGCCAAAGAACAAAGCCTCGGACTCTTTCTTGAGCTGACCCCTCATGTACATCTCCCAGAGACGCATGTCTCCGAGAGCGTACTTGAGTGAGGAGTAAGAGAGGTGGGGCTTTCCCACCCGCTCCTGTAGCTGTTCTCTCATTGTCATTTTTTCTTCAGTATGTATTGAGGTTCTCTCATGTGTTTGATTAGCAGCATGTCTACAGCCATAAGCGCCTCGCGCTCGGACATGTAGATGCGGTCTAGCTTATCGAAGTTCACTTCCTTGCGAACGTGCCAGCATACGACCTTGTCAATCTTAGATTCACACTTGTATATGCCAGCATCTACGCGCTCCTTCTCCACGAGACTCCACGGGATGAACTTTTTTGTTTTCCCCCGCTTCATAGGCAGGGGCACGAGAAGTCCTTTCTTGGTGCACGTAATTACGTCTTCATTTTCTTCCATGCATTGGTAACTATAGATTATCTCTTTCTGCTATTGCGTCGCTCTTGCCACTCCACATACAACCCTGCCGCTACTACGAGTCCGCTAATAGAGACGAGAAGTACTGCAGTTTCCATTATCGAACGAACTTCTTAAGACCAGCGACCTGCTTCTCAGTGAGCTGACTTCCGTACTTCTTGACGATACTATCAAATGCTTTCTGCTTGTCTTGCTGACCCTTGATGTAGGCTACAGCTTTGTCCATGATGTTTTCGACAGGAGCGTCGAGAGCCTTGGAGAGCTTCTGCACTTGAGGGTTGTCCGCGATGCGCTTCAATGCATCTTGCTCTTTGGCAATGGCATCCTCAACCTCGTTGGCCGAAGCAATCGAGGTATCGATACCGATTCCGAGCATAGCAAGGGCACGGCCTACCGCTGACGTCTCGCAGTTCTCGACGTAACTCGTCTTGTTGATGTTGGACGAGGACTTCTCTTCGTGAGCATGGCCCTGAGCTACGATCGTGCCTTCAGGTGTAGTGATGGTACATAGGCACAGACACTGCGTGTCGTCGATGAGTGGGAACTCGGTACGGATACCCCAGTTCTTGTACTGCTCCTCCTGTCGGAAGAACTTGATGCGTTCGTTGACTTCAACGTAATTTTTGCCACGGATGTTCGTGACCTTGAACTTGTAATTAGACATGAATTAAAGGTTTAATTTCTTCACTGATTTAAAGTGCTCTTTCATTTCTTCCCACCCGAGAGAGCATTCGGGTGCTCCTTCCACCGCATACCAACGGATTTCTCCGTCTGCATCGACGGTGTACTTGACCAGTCCTTGACTCACGAGGTCAATACATGCGAGGTCAATCTGTATCTCCAGCGTGGCCATATCCATCTGCGACGGGTCGAGGCCGTCAAAGGTGCCCTCTTCAAACTGAGCGCCGCGTTCTCTAAGCATTGAGATATTCATTTCTTAATTGTTTTGAACCAGCTTGGCAAAGGTATATCTCTTGTTCCCTTTCCTCCAAGTTTTGGATGATTTTTTCTTTGATTTCTTCAGACCAACGGATGATTTCGTTGAGGTTTTTGAGCTGACTGCGAGCCGTAATGTAGCTACCACGTATAGGTTGCTGATCTAAATCGTCTGATACCTCTCGGGTACATTGAATAGCCGTGTAGAAGTACATCCTGTACTCTGGCGACCACCTGTAGTACGACTCGTGATTCTTGGTGTAGTGCACGATGCTCGAGTGATCCCGTCCAAGGACGCGACCTATGTTCATAACCGTGGCGAAGGGCTTGAGTGCGTTTGCCAAGGCGGCCCTGTGCTCTACGTTATCCCTGAGCCTGTTTTTTTCTAGGCGGTG